GATCTTGGATTGCTAATCCTAGTTAAGCCACAAAGGTTGCTTAACTACCGCGGGCCTCTGCTCTGCATAGAGCAGACCCTCACCCTGACGACTCCTGCCGAGGAGTCCCTCCATTAGACGGCTTCTGCTGTCTAGGTCGGCTGTTAGCTTCGGCCCACTATCGATTAACGAGAGGCAGCGAATTTCGTGTCTCTGGTAATCTCTATTATACTTCCAATACGTGCCCCCTTTAATCATCCACGCCTTCGCAAGCGTTGATGAGGGGAACCACATAGAGGTTGTATAACGCTCTTCGGTAGACGCACCTATGAGGTGACGGACACCGAGCTCGCAAGATCGCACATCGATTTGATGTTCGACTACGGAGCAAGCGTTAGTGAAGCCGCTGGCATAGAGCGCATTGCGATGCGCTACCAGCGATAACAGATCAGGGATAGACGATACCTCGCTCTTGTGTAACTTGAGCGGGGTAATCACGTCGCCTCTGTAGGCGTCGTAACCGCAACTCTCGCGGAAACCACCAGGTCCGAAGAACGACTTCTTCACGTTGACGGCAAGGCCGCATGCGTGAAGGTCTTCCACGACCTGAGCATAGTGGGTTGGCGAGAATATGACATCGTCTCCAAAAACAAAGACCGGCGGCACATCGTGTGTCTCACACATGTAAGGCCGGTCCTCGCTTATCAGGATTGACGCAACCACCAGTGCCCACAGACATAACGCCATCACCGGAAAGCACACAGCACTCCCCATGGGGGCGTGCATGTGCAAACGATGACGGTTTCCGTCCGTGAGTATCCACCGTGCTCGCACCGCGAGTAAATCTCGCCAGAGCTGCGTCCCGCCCAGCAGGGCAGAACACAAACCTAACGATACGCGGTCACTTGCATCCGATAGATCCGCCGTCCCGTACATCGAGGGGCTCACCGACGCGAAAAGCGCCAGAGCCTGATTCGGTGTTTGGTCCGTGAACTGGATCGTCGATCTCATCTGGCCGCTCAAGACGTGGTACTTAAACCACCTCTCTTGTGCCTCTAGGATCGATACGAGTTTATCCCGTATGGCCTGTTGCATCCACATATGCACTGTGCTATGTGGAGCTATAAGCCGCGGGCCGCGCGCGTCCTTGGGGACCGCGCTAAGCGTGCAGAAGGGAGGCCAGCCTTGCGGCTGCCACTCTTTGATGTCACGCCAACTCGGCATCAGGTAATCCCGGAACCGTCGACACGACGAGGGGACGTCGCGGAACAATGATTCGTATTTTAATCCGAATCCTTTCCCGCAATTTGACGAAACCCCAGGACCGTGCCTAGGAACTCCAGGAGCCTTGTAACTAGCAACACGGCGGACACACAGGACCCGAGCAGTTTGCAGAAGTAGTCCAAGGTGAGTCCCTTGCGGGGCTCCCCGTCGGACACTGCGCACTGTATCCAGGTTTTCCGTGTACCACCGTCGACAGTCACCGTTACGTTCGAGGAAAGCTTGGAAGCTCTCCTCGATCTGTTTTTTGGTAGGTTCAACCTCAACTTTGTAGCCATAGTTTAAGAACGTTCGCAGCGCAAAGAGACCGTTAGGCCTCCCTGCGACTGACGCGAGCATCGGATACTTGGCATGCAACAATTCAGGCGTTCCACACTCATCTAGAGCGTGTACCACACTGAGATCGATGGCTTTTAACTCCTTCTCAGGAGTATCGAGCCACTTGTCGACATTGATACCTAGGCCCGCTAAATCGCGGGCGAGACCAGCCTTGACATCCCGTAGGAACGTTTTCATTGCTTTGCAATCGTGATCTTTATGCCCGATCTGACTTAGTCATCCCGTCCGGGAGCTTGCGCTCCCGGGTGCACCTGGCAACCTTGGATTACTCCAAGGACTTGTTTGCCATAGCCGTAACGAACCCGGATTCACCCATCAGAGCAGTTAATTCCGCCGCAGGTGTAGAAACCTCCGACGTATCAACGCCCGTAGGGTAGAAGACCGTGTACGTTACCGACACAGGGCGCACCACTCCGTCCGCACCCGTCACGTTTTTCTGGAAGGCGCGTGAAACGCGCACGCCTGGAACTCCGCCCTGTTTCGTCGCAAGCGACGAAAACTTGGCGGTGATCTGGGCACCAGAGATGATCGCGCCGTAAACGGCGCTCTCACCCGTGATAGACTGCGTAGCGTATGTGTGTGTGTTGATGACTCGGGACATAGGAGTTTATGGTTGCTGACTTAATCGGTTCCAGGCGAGGGAAAACCCGTCCGGAAACCATATTTTCTAGCGAGGTAACGGACACTTTTAGTGTCGTAAGGGACCATTTGCGCAACTATAAGCGCAAGTGAACCCAGTTTACCGAGATCAGTGGGCAGACGAATTTGCGGTACTAACCAGTTGGCAGCGGGAGGAGTGGAGGACCTGTAGAAGGCCCGAATCTCCTGGATCCCAATGCGCTGGTGATTAACCACGTCGTCCCACGTATATTCAAGCTGTTCGTGGATTTTCCACGCCCAGGCTTGTTCGCGGATCTTCATATCGTATAACAGGTTACCCTGTATATCCGAGATCATGTCGCCGACGGAGACAAACCAATCCACAATGAACGAACGGGGAGTTAACTCCCATATTGTTCGAAGGGACGGTATGCCGCCGAGGCGAGCAAGACGGGACAGAATGTCCCAAGCACCGGTAAACCGGGGCTTCAGATCGACCCGCGCCATGTAGCAAATCTCACTCTCGCGAGAGAGACTCTGGTATAGTTGCCAACGAGCGTATCGACTCCCTACCACGCCCGCATCACTTAAGAGCGGACGCAGGTAGTCAGTGAATGACCACTCGTCGGTGCCTTTGAAGCTGAAGTTGGTAGGGCCTGAACGCATTTTCAATGCGTTCACCCCGTCCATCCAGCTGCGGAGCTCATGGTAGCTCTGCAAGAACGTTCCCAAAAGAGGCGTCCAGCCGAACTTAACACCGAGCGAGAGCCCGGTAATGTTCGACTTCAGACCCCTCGACGTATTAATCATGCGAAACAGGTTTGGACATTCAGGCAACTCGCCAATCGTCTCGGCGAGACCCCCTTGATATGCCCAAAGTCGCCGACGCTGTGCTTGCACAGCGTTGTTCAGCGACATCCTATTGCGGAACCTGTACACCCACGGCAGGACTATGTCCCGCCCAATGTTATGTGGGATTTGGTTTGTGAAGTTAGGCCCCCAGAATAAACTAGCGTCTTCATAGAAGACGTTTGTGTAGTCTACGCGGCCAACATTGTAGGTAGAGGAGCGCACGCGATATCCCCTGGTGGGGAACATCTCGTTGCGCCACTTGCTACATTCACCAAACCGATCCGATCGACGCCTTGAAGGCTCATCGATTATGAACTTGTACTTCTCACGGATGTAAGGAGTACTTACCGAGATGTTGGTATCAAACGTTTGCTGTATATGTCCGTCGAGGGCTGAAAAGCCACTCTGATGAACGGAACCAGTAAACGGTTCAGACATGTTCTCAGTCAGTTCGCGGTAACGCATG